GATATCACGTGCCGACCGCGTAAGCTTACCGCCGAAAGGCGTAGCCGTAAAGCTAATCACAGCATCAGCACCCCACTCAGCAGCTGTGTAGGCCTGCTCATACGTGGAACCGTTGTAGCTTGCCTGTATCTTATAGCTGCTTGCCAAGGCCGAGTTGCTAGTTTCGTACCCTGCATCAAAAACCGGGATAACCTGATACGTAACCGCGCCTGCGCTCTCCATCCCCGTAGTATCGCACGTCACATCAGAAAAGCCAACAGGAGCTGACGCTGGCGTAAACGTTGAATCCATCACAGAGGTATCAAAATCAAACTGTGACTCAAGCTGATTGAAGTTGACCGTCCCCGTCCAGTCAGCCGCGGCGAATGTCTGCGTATTCACCGTTGAGCCGTCCGTAACGCTCATCGTATGCGTACCACCTGCATTCGTAATCGTAAGCGTCACGTCACTATCATTGTACATCCCATCAATATCAAGGTTACTGACACCTGCGGGAAGCGTACTCTCAGGGACAAAGTACGGCATCCAGTATTTCGTATCAAACGCAAACGAAATAGGGCCTTTGTTGAAATTGACCGTCCCCGTCCAAGACGCCGCCGGATACGTCGTGGTGTACTGTTCGCTATCAATGTTACAGGCAATCGTATAGCCGGACGTTGCGTTCCCGGTAATCTGAGTAGAAAGCGTGCCGCCAACAGTTGCTTTAGAAACCACCAGGTTTGAGATACCAGGAGGAAGCGTGTACGGCGTAAAAGCACCATACATCACATCAGTTGCAAACCGGAAAAGCACGTCACCCTGAGAAAAGCTAACCGTCCCAGCCCATGCTGTGCCACGGTAATTCTGTGTTAGCTCCGTAGTGCCGCAGCTAAGCGCAATCTGGTAATCTGTATCGTTAAGCGGCATGCACCGAACAATAACATCTCCCACCTCATCAATACCTGAGACAGAGAGATTAGAAAGCCCTGTAGGAAGCGTACCAACAGGCGTAAACTGATAGGCATTGCTTGCCCGTGAAAACTCAACCCAATTATTAGGCACAAACTCAGCAATTGAGGAAACAGTCTGGCGGTCAACCTCAGTACCACGAACACTCGTAATCACGTCGTACTTCGTATTCGAACGCTGAAGCACAGTGATAATAATGTCATTGCCAAGCGTACCGGGGTACATAGCACTAACGCCAACAGCGTTGTTAATCGCGCCATAAGCCTTGCGTCCACCAGAGCCCATACGGTACACCAGAGCCTCAGGCGCATTCTCAAGCGCGCAAACCAGAGGCACAATCCCATCGTCAGTCGTCTTAAGCCCCAAAAGCTCAAGGGACTTCCCGCGCACGACATCGTCCGCCGTGATATGAATTGTCTCCCCAACAGGCCCCCAACTCAGCCTCATAGGCAGCGCCACGACCCCGCGCTCCCCGGGCTGTAGATTCGTCTTTGTTGCGGCCTTGAAGTTGATATAAGCTCCGGGCCGAACCTTATTCTGCGCAACCCAAGTCCCAGCCATAGCTAATCTCCCCTTTACAAAGTATACGGCTTAAGAGCCGGATTATAAGTCATCACCTGCATAGGAATACTGCTTGCAACATCCAAACAGCGACAGCGTATATCCATGGTAAATCTAAGCTCCTTTGAAGTCATGCCGTCCATAATGTCAACGTCAAAGTTTGTCGGGCGAACGGCTGACTGAGCGAAAACTGGCTCCGCGTCCGTCCCCTCATTAGGCATACCAGAGAGAGGTAAGTAGGTAAGCGTCTCGCAAAGTATATCAGCGCAAGCACGCAGCTCTCGCTCCTGTTCAGTTCCACGCGCTAGAGGTACATAGGAAACCTTCATACGGTATTCGCGCGTGTAAGAGTTGAACATGCTTTTAGTCTGATTCATTGTCATTTGCTGAACAAAGAAACAGGGCCTTTTCATATCTTGCGTTATGCGCTCTGTGTAGGCTACCATCCCTGTAAATTTTCCTGTGCTTTTCAGCCTTGCGCATATAGCGCGAACCATCACGCCGCCGTCCATTAGCATTTGTATTCGCGCCTCCCTTACAACCAGCCTATGCCAGCAAGCCATTTATTAAATTCACGCTCAAACCTTGCGGGCATAGCCTCACGAACCTTCAAAAGGCTAAGCTCTGCCATATGAATACCTTCCCACCACCCGTCCCCGCGCCGCGTGTGATAGGTAAAGCCGTATTCCATGAAGCTTGCATACTTTGTATTATTCACCAGGCTTACCTGTAAAGTATCAGGCCCCGCACGCGTAACACTCGTAACTGTCCAATTCGCCCTCAACTGCCCTGTATCAACAGGCGTTAACGGCTTGACTAAACGCAATGCTCTCAAAGATTCAATAGTAAGAAAATTCTTGAGATACATCGTAAAGTCATCTCGAAAGTTCACTACACCGCGGAGCGCCGCCTCCATGCTTGACGTATCAAGAGCCATCGTTCAGCACCGGGTTAAACCCAAACGGGTCAAAGGAAGTCTGCTTAGGCGGGAGAGACGGAGTCGGTGTGCTGTTTAGCGTTTGTCCCTCAGGTGTATTATCTGGATTGCCCAGCATTCTAAGCCAAAACTCAGAATGCTGCTCGTACTTCATCGGACGGCCTATATCGATTACAAGCCCTGTAAACGTATCTGTAGCCACGCCGCCACTCGTATAGCGCGTTACAACTAGTTTATCGCCAGCTGTAATGTCAGCCTCCCTGCTGCAAAACATCACAGCGCGCTGCTGCACCGCATCAAAGTCATTGCCTATACGCCTTGACCATGAGTAAGTAGATTCGCCCGGTTTCTCATACCTTTTATCAAAGCTGATACGACATGGGACTTTTTCTGTGATTAGCGCGAAATCCTGCGCGGGGCCTTCGTCTGTATCAATGAGCGCTGAACGGTACACGTCTGCCCTATCCCACCAGATAGCCGCAAGATATTTTTTCGTGCTAGGAATACGCATAACCAATCACCACACAATACGGCGAAACCTGTTTAGCTGATTCGTGTAATTCAATACAACCTCATCAAGCACCATGCTCATACTGTGCGCAACAGAGGAATCCGCTGTAGCCACCCCAGCGCTTGCAAGGCCGCTCGAAAAGCTAACCGTTGTATCGCCTTCCTGTATACTTGAAACAGGCCCTGACGCGGAAAAAGATTTACCAGAGTCATCGTCGCTATTCTGAGGAATTGACGTGATAGCCTGTGACCACCTGTAATAGTCTACAGTCATCGCAGCCCAAACGTACTTGAGCTGCTCTGGTATCCGCTCTATATTGCAATAATTACAGATAGCATACTTGACCTCATCGACAAGCTGCTTTATCAAGTCTGTAATTTCAGGCGTATAGGTAGCCATCACGCTACCCTCTTCCACATATACACGCTAAGATAAGGCGGCATTATCGAAACAGGCTCCCCGCTGCCCGTTGACGAAACCGTAGCGTCCCCTGACAGACTTGCTGTATGCGTATGACTTGCTGCGCCCGTATCTGTAACATCATATGCAGAAACCCCATCGCCAGCCATTACACCATATGTATTCGTAGTGGTTTTACTGGAACTTAAATTCGCATCCCACAGCCTCCTAACGACATCACCCTTATACGCTATAAAACCTTTGCCCGATGATATGTTATTCATTATATTTGTTTCATCTACTGTAACACCAATGTTGCTAGTATCCAGCGCGTGCGTGTGTGGCGGCAGTGTTCCCTCTGTAAGGGTAACCTCTTTAGAGCCCCCTACTTCCCCCGCGGCCACGTCGCCTGCTGCAAGTAGGAAGCTGTTTTTGAGCTGTTCCCACGTCCCGCCAAACAGTACTTCAGGACTAACGCTATTAACGCTTACATAGATGCTCCCTACAGGCCACACGGTATCAAAGCTTATACTACCTTCATGCTCTATTAGTTTATTGTAGTATTCTTCAGCAAGGGCCGCGCTAGCCGACGCTATTTTTGCGCTCTCAGCAGCTGCAGTAGTGCTCTTTGACGCTGCTGTAGCGCTATCCGCAGCTGATACGGAGCTCTTCGTTGCCGCTGTAGCACTGTCAGCTGCTGCGACAGCACTGTCTGCCGCCGCTGTAGCGCTATCTGCTGCGGCCTTAGCGCTCTCTGCTGCTGCCATGTCAAACACCTCATCTCCTGTAGGGTTATCCGGGTTATCGTTATCCGGGTTATCCGGGTTATCGTTATCCGGGTTATCCGAGCTAGTAACGTACCCTAGCAAAGCAAGCCGTGAGAGTACAATATCTACAACTTCAGAGAATAGCTTTTCTTGCTCATCCATCATTCAGCACCTCCAAAGTGTACATACCGCACTCCCACAGCATAAACGCTATTTCTGCGCCCTCTTTTTGCCATTGCCCATCTTAGGCCCTTCAGCCGCATTGTTATTCAGCGTCTTAGGCTCCACTGTAGACTCAGGCTCTGCTAGAACGTCAGTAGCAATTGCAGCAACGTCAACCTCAGGGGCTGGAGCTGGAGCCTCAGAGGCCGAAACAGGAACCTCAGAGACGGGAATAGGGGCTTCCTCAACAGGCGCTTTTTTAACCATCTGCATAGGAACATCAGGCTCAGCCTCCGACCAAACGCGAAAACCGCGCGCATCCATAGCCGAAACCTCATCCTGCCGGATACCAAAAGCAACCCCGGCTGGAATTACCCTGCCATTCCTGATAACAGCTGTTTTTGTTGCTTTCGCAAAGTACCGCACGTTACGCGCCTCCTTTGCTAAACGGTAGTATCAAGCACGTACACAGAATCCATACCCTCAAAGCTAGGAAGCACAATCTCAGCAGCCCACGTAATAATATTGACGGGGAGACTCTCTTTCTTAGTACCAACTGCAATGCCGCCGCCGACAATGCGAACATCGCAATCCGTATTGCCACTCATCAAGTCTGCTTCCTCAGGCGTCGTACCAAAATACGTGTGCCCGACAGAGCCTGCGGGTAGGAAAATAACCTTATCGCTCTCCATGAACGCCTTTGACGTTTTACTAAGGTCTTTGTACTGTTTTTCGTACACGGTAAACGTAATACCAGTCTTACTCTGAAGATACCTGTACAGCTCGCCATCGCTGATAGAGGCGTCCGTAGCAAGCGGGAAAATATCCTTGCCGATATTAGCATTTGTCAGGAGCGTTGCCCAAACCTCAGGGCCGACGATAGCGCGCGTAAGCGTCACACCCTTTGCCGCAGCAGAGCGCTTAATACTCAGGATATCAGCAACAGGCTTCGCCGAGGCGTCACTCCATGACGTGGTAACAGTCACGACGTTACTAGCAGCCCAAGTGCCGTTAGGGTCATAGTTGTACGTGTAATTGACATTAATGCCGCTGT